AGACTTAACATCTTCCTCTTTTTTTTGTCCTCTATTGTCCTGTATTTAGGGGCAGATTGGGGACAAATTATTTTATATAAGACTATATAAAAATAAAACACTATAACTCATGACGTTACAAAGAGTAAAATTTAAGAACCCACTGACTATTTTTTATATAAGACTATATAAACTTTTTTATAGGTGATTAGGAATTGTCATATATTGTTTGTAACTTGTCAACAATTAAATAAAATTTATATGAGTCAAACTAAAACAACAGAACTGCCTGACTCCATGTGGGTATATGCAGTACACGAACAAGCACAAGCACTTGATCGAATTCACAGAACAAGTTTTAAAGGTCGAAAAATTACTGGTGTAAGCTATGATGAACTCGTAGATATACTTGGTAAACCTACATTCCCAAACGCAAATTCAGATGGTTCAGTCCAGAAGTCTTGGGTATTAGTCTGGGATTCAGAGGTGTATGAAATATATGATTATAATACCTTTGATGAAGATTACACAGTCCGATTTAATACTTTTTGGCACATCGGAACTCACGAGGATAAGTATCCAATAGACCTCGCAGAATTGATTGAAGAAATAGCACAATCAAGGAGAAATGGGAAGAACTAAAACACTACTTTATGAGAACTATGATCACGAGTATATTAATGAACTTAAACTTGATTTCGAATACTATGAGTATCAAAAATCATTACAAGAAAATCAGAATCTTCAAACATCAAAAGTTTGTAGAGGAACAAGCAGTCAAAACAAGAATGGATGCACTCACTCTTATTATGAGGTACGCAACAGGAATTGTATCAAAAGAGACATTCATGGAGAAAATAGAGATGACAGCAGAACAACTTAAAAAAAGAGAAAACTATTTAAATGACATTAAGAAATTCACTACTTAAAGAACTGTATGAAAGAGAATCTGTAATACATCCTGTAACAAGATTCAAATCAGAAGAGAAAATTATACTGCCAAGAGTACAACTTGTAAACTTAGGTAATGATAGGTACGAAATGTACAACACCTCTTCTGAGATATACTACATTATGGAAGACTGGCGTGTGATGTTTGCCCATTGCAACACACTACGTCAGCTTTCTTTGTCCTTGTCCTATACACACAAGCATTCTGAACTCGAAAAAACAAGACGTAAGAAGGTTTCAACTGAAGAGGAACAGGAAAGAAAACAAATCAGAGTAGACAATCTATACGATCAAATCTCTGATATTAAAAAAAAGAATCCAATTAACTTAAATAAAATAAAAGATGATTACATTGAAAAATTTGAGCAGTCCTCTAAAAGGTGAGGACTTAGAAGTTAGAGTAGGATCATTCAGGAACGGATGGTGTTCTCTATTAATTTACAAAGATGCAAGAGTAGACATGGCACGTTTAGACGAGGTCGTAGGAACTACAAACTGGCAAAGAAAACACTACGAGCAAAAAGGTAATTTGTTTTGTTCTGTAGGTATTAAAATAGATGACGAATGGATATGGAAGGATGACGTTGGTGAGCCATCTAATGTACATAGTCAAAAAGGTGAGGCATCTGACTCATTTAAAAGAGCCTGTACGAACTGGGGTATAGGAAGAGAACTCTATGATCTACCATATAAAAATCTCACTCTAAAATTAGAACAGAAAGATTTAAACACACAAGGCAAACCTAATTTGTTTGGTTGGACTGTGAAGAATAAAATTGTTGATGGTAAGGTTGTAGCTTTAGGTATCGTTGACAAAGATGGTGTAACAAGAATTAAAAAGACATGATAGAGCATACTAAATACGACAAAAAAGGTAATCTTGTAATCCTTACAGAGAAAGAATTACATGAGGAAGGTGTAAAAAATTTCAGTAAGATGTTAAATCCTCATTCAGCTATTGAAAATGAGACTTTCCATCATTACAGAGAACATGAGCGTAAAGTGGAACAAGCGATAGAACTCCTGAAAAAAAACAATTACGTTGTGTACAAAAAGAAAAATAAAAAGAATGAGAATAACAGACTTTAGTGAATATCAATTCAGAGCATCTGAACTTGGATTAATTATGACTAATTCAAGATCAAAGAAAGAACCTTTATCAGTAACTACAAGAACATATCTTCAGGAGTTGCATAAAATGGAGTTGTTTGGTTACAAGCCTGACATACAAACATTGCCTATGAGAAAAGGTATCTTGGTTGAAGATGATGCTATCGGATTAGTGAGTGAACTACATCAGAGAGATATTTCTGATCCGTACATAAAAAATAACGTCAGATACTTTAATGACTTTATACAGGGTGAGCCTGATGTATACATTCCTAACGAGTGTTTGATGGACATCAAGAACTCCTACACCATGAAAACATTTCCAATGTACTATACTGGTGATCTATTAAGCTATGATAAGAACTATTATTGGCAACTTCAAGGGTATATGTGGCTGACTGAAATGAAAGAGGCTACCCTTGTTCGTTGTCTTATGAATACACCTGAAGAAATAGTAGAAGGTATCAGGTTTAAGAAAGCTAAGGAGCTTAATCTTATAGACGTTGGTAGTCTACCAGTTGAAGTAGAAGAGGAAATTATAAGAGAGCATACTTACGAGCATCATCCTCCACAACTAAGAGTAGTAGAAATACCTGTAGAATTTAACGAAGAACACATTGAGCAACTAAAAGAAAGGATTGCTCACTGTCGTGAATATTTAAACTTCCTTTCTAATCACATTTCAAATAAATTAATATGAGTGGCAAACCACAACCTAAACGTAAATGGAACGTAGCTTTCAAGTACGACACATTAAAAGAATTAGCAAAAGATCAAGCATCTTCTCTGAAAAAAGATGAGAAGTATGGAACTACCCTATGGATGGAGGTAGCTGAGTGGGACGAAGGTAATCTTTCTATGTCTTCTTATTGTGCTGACAAGAAGAAAAATTATTCTTTAGGGCAAGGATGGGCAAAGACTGATAGTCCAAATCAACCTCAACAAACTCAGAAACAACAAGTAGAAGAAGATAACTTTTTCGAATTACCCTAAATTTTTTTTCATTTTGGTTCGATAGGGGAGGGTGTAATAGCCCTCTCTATATCGTACTTTCCTAATTGAATTTTAACATGGAAGATAGAGATACAAATATAAGAAGACAGCCTGTGCTTACATCTGATTCAGTAACTAACATACTAATCAATCACGGACTGTTCAGCGAATACAATACTCCTGTAAAAAACAGTAGTAGAAAAAGAAACTTGGTAGAGTGGCGTGGAATGTATTATAACATATACTTTCATTACACACACCTTACCTTATCTGAGATAGGTCAACTATTTCGTGACAGAACTGGAAAACCAAAAGACCATGCTACTATACTACATGGACACAAAGCTTTTGAGATTACTTATAAAAAATACAATTACCAATTAGCGTTAATTTATGACAACATCATAAAAGAATTACATCAGCTATTAAGAATAAGAGGTCACATCCCCCAACTCGAAGAAGGATTTAGATCTAAACTGATTAAAGAGTCTTACGTTATGCATCAGAGAAAGATCATTTATAAACTAATGTTAGAGAACAGTAAATTAAAAAGAGAAAATGGAGGGATTCATAGCGTTGCACAGAAGGATAATTGAGTGGGAGTGGTACACATGTGCTGATACGTCCAGAGTCTTCCTTCATCTATTGCTAATGGCTAATCATAAACCTAGTAAGGTAAGAGGATATCAGGTTGCAAGAGGTCAACACATAACGTCAACTCCTAAACTTATGGAGCAACTGAATATGACGTTTTCTAAGGTAAGAAAAGCTATAGATAAGCTTAAAAAAGGTGGTGAGATAAAGGTAGATAATCCATCACGCAGTTTTTCTTTGGTAACTATAGTAAAATATGATGATTACCAGGATTGGAAGTCTTTGAACGTCACACAGACATCACACAAAGATGATACAGAAATCACACAAACGTCATCAAACAATAATGATAATAATGATAATAATGAAATAATATATATACATAACTGGTCTGAAGAGTATAAGAATAACAAACAACTCATTAAGGCAGTTGCTAAAAACCATGATCTTAAACTTGAATTTGTAATTGGACAGATAGATGAATTTGTTGTTCACCGAATGAATCAAGGAAGGACTAAGGACAAACAACAGCATTTCAATTATCATTTTAGAAACTACCTAACTTACAAAAAGAAAAATAAGGATGGTAGAAAAACAAGTAACTATTCAAATCAAGCATTTTAATGAATCACATAATCGAATGGAGTGAAATAGAGTCTCTGACTCAGGGCAAAAGAGGAAAGGTGTTAAAGATTGTATGCCCATCTTGTAAGGATACACGCACAAACAAAAAAGATAAGGCACTAAGTGTTAATCTTGATAAGGGTGTTGCAAAATGTCATTACTGCGATGCTATATCATTTCGCAAACAACACACCATAGATTCTAAACCATATAAACTTCCAAAACAAGACTGGAAAAACTATACTAACATATCTGATAAGGTTGTTAAGTGGATAGAGAAAACAAGAAAGATATCTCAGAAAACTTTAAAAGACTTAGGTATAACTGAAGAGGAGTACTATCAACCTCAACTTGGAAAGAAAGTAACTAACATTGTGTTCAATTACTTCGAACTTAATGAAGTAGTAAATAAAAAGTACAGGACAGGAAAAAAACATTTTACCCAGACTACAAATGGTAAAAGCATATTCTACAATATTAATTCTGTCATAGATCAGGAGGAAGCATACATCGTTGAAGGTGAGTTTGATGTTTTAGCTATGCATGAATGTGGATATAAGAACACAATTAGTCTGCCTAATGGTGCAAATGATAATGATGAGTTTTGGATTAACTGCAAACAATACCTTGATCCATTAAAAAAATTCTACATCTGTACGGACAATGATCAACAAGGAAATATTGTAGCTGAAAAAATAGCACAAAGATTAGGAAGTTACAGGTGTGTCCGTGTTGATTTTAAACATAAGGATGCAAATGGTCAGCTTATTAATAGTGGAAAGCCATCTGTAATTGATGCTATAAATAACGCAAGACATTTTAAAACACAAGGCACTTTCTCTGTAGATGATCTGTACGATGACATCCTGGAGCTCTACGATAAAGGATTGCCTGATACTATATTTCCCAAACACAATAGCTTTGGAAACTTAAAAGATATATTCTCTGTAATGAGAGGTCAGTTAGTAATAACAACTGGTATTCCTTCACATGGTAAAAGTAATTTTATAGAGTGGTATGTAATGAATCTCATTAATGATTATGATATGAAGGCATCATTCTTTTCACCTGAGCATCACCCACTAGCTTTACATCAATCCATATTCATGGAAAAGTATATAGGTAAATCTTTTTGGAAATCTGAGAACTCAGTACGAATGTCTAAAAATGAAA